TCCTATAGTCAGAGAGATTTATTTAGAGAATGTTGGCTCATGGTCAAATGCAGAATGGAAAACTAATCTACCATTAGACCCGAGCGAGAGAATACTATCTCGCGCAAAGAATTTATTAGCAATACATACTTGGTGCGATATGCATGGAGTTGAGTTGATCGTAATAGATTGTAAGACCCGACACGATATGGGTACGAAAGCATATAAAGATAATATAGGTACCAAATATAACATAGCAAGAGACTTGATGCACCCTGGAATAAACTTTCACAAAGTGCATACAGAACTATTTTTAGAAAAACTTGGAGACATAAATTAATGAAGAAGAATGATATAATTTCAGTAGTGACCGCGGCAGGTGAGTTCATAGGAAAATTTAAAGATGAAAATACCACCAAATTAATAATTACAGACCCTCGTATGCTAATCAACACTCCAGAAGGTATGGGATTTGCACGTGGAGTCTGTGTCAGTGGAGTAGAAAATCCAGAAGAGATGTCTTTTTATACAGGTGGTATTGTTTTTGTTGCCCCCACGAATGAAGATATTCAAAAGTCTTATAGACAGGCAGTCAGTGGTTTAATCGTTTAAGGGTAACAGAGAGATGGCGAAACAAGAATATTTAGGACTACAAATAGATTTATCACGCGATGGTCTGTTTGATAAACTAGGAATACAAAGACTTAAAGAAAGTTATATGCGCGAGGATGAACAGAGTCCACAAGAAAGATTCGCCTTTGTAAGTAAACAGTTTTCTTCAAATGAAGAACACGCACAGAGATTATACGATTATTCTTCCAAACATTGGTTGTCGTATTCTACACCAATTTTATCGTATGGCAGATCCAAAAAAGGTATGCCAATATCTTGCTTTTTAAATTACATTAACGACACTGCGGAGGGGCTAGTTGAAAATCTGTCCGAAACAAACTGGCTTAGTATGCTTGGTGGCGGTGTGGGGATTGGGTTTGGCATCCGTGCTGCCGATGACAAATCTGTTGGCGTCATGCCTCATCTCAAAACCTACGATGCAAGTAGTCTCGCATACAGACAGGGAAAAACTAGACGCGGAAGTTATGCCGCATACCTCGATATTTCGCACCCGGACATTACCATGTTTCTGGAAATGCGTAAGCCAACCGGTGATCAAAATGTTCGATGTCTAAATCTACACCATGGTATCAATGTCAGTGATCGTTTTATGGAAATCATTGAACGATGTATGTTAGATCCAGAAGCAGATGACGGATGGAATCTATGTGATCCACATTCAGGTGCAGTAAGAGAAACGGTATCAGCAAAAGCATTGTGGCAGAGAATACTAGAAATGAGAATGGAAACTGGTGAGCCATATGTCCATTACATCGATACTAGCAACAGAGCATTACCAGAATTTCAGAAAGAACTAGGTCTAAAGATTCATCAATCTAATCTATGTTCAGAGATCATTCTACCAACTGATAAAGATAGAACTGCGGTATGCTGTCTGTCTTCAGTCAATCTTGAACATTACGATGCTTGGTCAAAAGACCCCATGTTCTTGAGAGATATGGCAGAGATGTTGGACAACGTATTACAATTTTTCATTGACAACGCACCAGATGAGGTAAGCCGTGCCAAGTTCTCAGCAACTAGAGAACGTAGTATTGGAATTGGTGCATTGGGATTTCATGCTTACCTACAGAAAAAAGGACTACCTTGGGAAAGTGCATTGACAAAGGGTGCTAACCTAAGAATGTTCAAACTTATTAGGAGCAAATTAGATGAAGCAAACTTACAACTGGGTAAAGAGAGAGGCGAGGCTATTGATGCAAAGGGCACGGGTAGAAGATTTAGCCACGTTATGGCTATCGCTCCTAATGCTAGTAGTAGTATTATTATGGGAAACACTTCGCCGAGCATTGAGCCTTATAGGGCTAACGCATACCGTCAGGACACACTTAGTGGCGCGTACCTCAACAAAAATAAGCATCTGGACAACCTCATTAAAGATAAAATTGATGCTGGCGAAAAGATCGATTATGATGAAACTTGGTCTTCGATAATCTCAAATGATGGTTCAGTACAACACTTGAAGTACCTTACAGATTACGAGAAAGATGTGTACAAGACTGCAATGGAAATTGATCAGAGATGGGTTATTGAACACGCGGCCACACGCCAAACATTCATTGACCAAGCGCAGTCTCTAAATTTGTTTTTTAGACCAGATGTAAATATTAAATATCTCCACGCGGTACACTTTATGGCATGGAAACAAGGATTGAAAACATTATATTATTGTCGCTCTGAGAAACTAGGTAAAGCCGATAAGGTGTCCAAGAGAATTGAGCGAGATGTAATCAAAGAACTTGATATGTCCGCGCTTGCAAACGATGAGGATTGTTTGGCTTGTGAAGGATGATGATCTCTACTTTTATGAAATTATACATATCAATACCACATGAAAAAAGAATTGCGATTGTTGTTTCTGGTGGTTGGGACAGTGCTTGTTTATGGTACATGGTTAAGAAGATTTGTCTAGAAAGAGGACAAGAATGTACTGCTTATACCGTACCAAAATTAGACGGCGCTGAACATTATGCCAATCTCGTATTAAAATGGGCAAGTGAAAAGTTAGGATATGAATTTGAGCCTACCCGCATAGTAGGGCAGATTACCTCAGAAAATCCTTCAGACTACGTAACGAGTGGCGCACATGAAATTTTTGATAAGGGGTACGCAGATTACCTCTTTAATGGAATGAATGCATACCCACCAGATCAAAGGGATATGATGCCAAAAGGTTATCCTATGCCCAATGATAGGTTTACACCAACAGAACATGAGAAGCAATATGTTTCACATCCTTTTGCCGATTTAACAAAAGACCAAACTATACAACTAGGATTCGACTTAGGCATAGCAGAAGATATTATGCCAATTACCCACAGTTGTACAGAACAGAACAGAGGCAGGTGTAATAATTGTTGGTGGTGTGCAGAGAGAGCATGGGGTTTTAAACGAATTAACAAACAGGATAAAGGAAATGAGTAAAGTTTTAATTAAATCAAGGGATGATTGTCATTATTGTAGTGAAGCAAAGATGTTTTTACAGGGAATGGAAGTCGATTTTGAAGTACAGCACCAACCAACAGGACAAGTACCACAAGTTTATATAGGAGACCATCATGTTGGTGGTTATAATGACCTAGTGGATTTTTCAATGACACAAGAATTTGACAAACTAATTAACGAATAAGGAAAAGATATGTCACCCAAACTAGGACTCCAAGACCCGAGAGAATATTTCAAACCATTTAATTATCCATGGGCATATGACGCATGGTTAAAGCACGAACAGTCGCACTGGCTTCACACTGAAGTTCCTATGTCTGAAGATGTAAAAGATTGGAAAAATAAGTTATCTGACGCAGAGAAAGGATTTCTTACTAATATCTTTAGATTCTTCACGCAAGGAGATATTGATGTAGCAGGTGGTTATGTAGATAACTATCTACCTCATTTCCCACAACCAGAAGTAAGAATGATGCTTATGGGTTTTGCCGCACGTGAGGCACTCCACGTAGCCGCGTACAGTCATTTGATTGAGACATTGGGTATGCCAGAGTCAACTTATAATGAGTTCCTGGAGTATCAAGCTATGGCAGACAAGCACCAGTATTTTGTTGAGTTATCTTCTACAAATGGTGATAAGCAAAGTATTGCTACCAATATTGCGGCATTCAGCGCATTTACTGAGGGTATGCAATTGTTCTCCTCATTCATTATGCTGTTGAACTTTCCGCGACATGGTAAGATGAAAGGTATGGGTCAGATTGTCACGTGGTCAATTGTAGACGAAACCATGCATGCCGAATCAATGATTAAATTGTTTAGATCATATGTAAATGAGAACTTGGAAATCTGGAATGATGTAACAAAAGAAAAGATTTACAGTATAGCAGAAAAAATGGTAGAACTTGAAGATAAGTTTATTGACCTTGCATTTGCTCTAGGTCCTATGGAAGGGCTTACTTCAGAAGAAGTCAAAAAATATATCAGATACATTGCAGATCGTAGATTGATATCTCTTGGCATGAAAGGTATCTTTAAAGTCAAAAAGAACCCATTGTTGTGGGTAGAAGAAATGATCAACGCACCTACTCATACAAATTTCTTTGAGAACCGTGCTACTGACTATGCTCGGGGTGCTTTGGATGGTGACTGGTCTGACGTATGGGCGGCATAAATGGGAGACAGCAAGCTAAAATATCTGTGGAAATTATGGGCTATGTCTCTTGGTGAGAAAGCATCAGATGACAGTAAAGACGCAGACCGTGTTGCAATCATTCGTAGCATTGGAGTCTTAGTAAATTTCATTACTTGTTTCTTTATCATTGCAGGAAATATACATAATTGGTAGTATACATATGAATAGAAAATACATTGATTATTTCCATTGCATAGCAGAAGAAACAGCAAGACTGTCTACTGCTAAAAAACTAAAAGTCGGGTGTGTTATCGTAAAAGATACACGCATTTTATCTATAGGCTACAATGGTACTCCTTCTGGTTGGGACAACGACTGTGAAGTAAACGGAAAGACCAAGCCAGAAGTACTCCATGCAGAAGCAAATGCATTGATGAAACTGGCAAAGTCAACTGAAAGTTCAGAAGATGCGGTTCTGTTCATAACGCATTTTCCTTGTATTGAGTGTGCCAAACTGATTTATCAGGCAGGCATATCTAAAGTATATTATGGACAATTCTATGAAGCATCGAAAGGAGCTGGTGATTCATTTTTAAAAAAGGCAGGTATAGAATTATATGCAAAAACCTAAAACAATAGAGTGTATGTCTTGTGAGGCAGTATACCAGATAAAACATGATATGTCTGAGACACATTACTTACCACAGTACTGTGCATTTTGTGGTGAACCTATTGAAGAAGAAGATAGTTTACCTGTAGAAGATGAATTCGATGAATTCGATGATAACTCAATTGATCTAGAACAAGAATGGTAGGAGAAATACCAATGAATAAGATTTTAATGTACGCAACTTTTTTTATTGTAGGACTATGGACAGGTGCCGCTCACGGTACACCCGATGCAGAAATCTATGATTTCCCAATCACAAGAGTTATTGATGGTGACACGGTAGCATTTGAAGCATCATTTCTACCAGCACCTTTGAAACAAGAATTGTCTATCCGAGTTTATGGTGTTGACACACCAGAAAAGTCTTGGCGTGGTTCGTGTGACTATGAGAAAGATTTGGGTGAGCAAGCATCTAAATTTACTGAACAGATGTTATTTCACGGTGAAAAAGATATCAAGGTAATGATCATGAAGTGGGACAAGTTTGGTGGTCGTGTTCTTGGTGATGTAATTGTTGATGGGGTATCCCTCAGAGATGCACTTTTAGCAAACGGTTATGCCAGAGAGTATTTTGGCGACAAAAAGGAAAGCTGGTGTGAGTAAAGGTAGTAAACAGAGACCCACCAATAAAGAAGCATTCGATAAAAATTATGATGCTATCTTTAATAAAGAAAAAGATAAGAAATCATTCAAGCACATACAACAAGATTCTACGGAACTCAATGGTGACGGCAACAGAGAGCGTGGTAGATACGGTGAGGACCTTTCTGTAGATGAATAGACTGTTTGCTTTTGGCTGTAGCTTTACGAACTATTACTGGCAAACTTGGGTTGATTCTATTGCAGATCAATTCAATGAAGTTCAGAATTGGGGTATGACAGGCGGTGGTAACCAGTCTATATCAATAAGACTTACCCAGTGTCATAAGTCTCACAATATTACCAAAGACGATACAGTTCTTATTATGTGGACAAATGTCGCAAGAGAAGATAGATGGTCAACTATCGGTTGGGAAAATGCTGGTAATAGAAGAACCAACCCAGATGATTTACAATGGTATGCTTTAAGAGACTATACAACGATAGCAAATACGGTATGGTTGTTGAATCATATAGGATGTAAGTACGAAATGTACAGTATGATACCAATAACAGAAAGATACGACCAGTATGATTCTGGACCTAATAATATATTTGAAAAAGCCAAAACTATAGCAGATATTTATGGAAATGAGTTAGAAAGAATTAAACCAAGTGTAATGGATGTTTTATATAATGGTCGATGGCCAGATCCTTCTGGCAAGAACGGCACAAGAGATATGCATCCTTTACCAAGTGAACATTTAAAATATATGGACCTCGTGTCATCATATACACCAACTGAAGATGCAAGAAAAAGAGCATACGAACAAGATACGTGGATCAGAAACAAAATAAAAAGTTTTGGTAAAAGTGATAAGATGTTATTAAGAGAAGAACTGACTGAAATCAGGAAAATCATACAGCCCTCTCATAAAAAAATTCGCTCTGGTTTACAATTTTATGATTTAATATCTTATGAATGAGAACGAATTAGAAGAGTGGGTAAATAAACACCCCGCAAAAGCAAATGCTGTATTGCCTACCTGTATAGTTTTGGGTGCAGTTACCATGCAAGCATTTCTAATATTTTTGATTGACTGGTGGATATACATACACTCATTTTAATCATATAAATAATAGTATCGTTAATTATTATGGTGCTATTATGGCTGTGAAGAAAAAGAAACGTAAGGCAAAAGAACCCAAAGTACACCGTGTGTACTGTACCTATTTTCCAGATGGCAAATACTACATTGGGTACTCTTGTAAGTCTGAAAAACTTTATGAAAAGTATTTTGGTAGTTCTAAGTATGTTACCGAGTACGAAGGTGATCTAAAGAAAGAGACTCTAGCGATATATACGCAAAAGTCTTATGCTAAAATGCAAGAATTTTTATTGCAATGGCAACAGCGAGAAGACCCCAATTGTCTAAACGATATGTTGAATATCAGATTGCGAAGGAGTCACCTCTCAGATTTTAAACCAATTAAGTGGAAACCATAAATGGCATTCTTACTATTACTAATTGCATCCGCACTAGCAGTATCAGCCGTAGCAGGTTGGTTCTCAATTGTAGGTCTTATGGCAATCTTTCCAACAGCCGCATTTTCTATCATGGTTATGGGTATCGTATTAGAAATAGCAAAATTGGTCACAGCATCTTGGTTGTATAGAAACTGGCAGAAAGCCCGTTTCATCATGAAGACTTATTTTACAGCCGCTGTAATAATTTTATCAATCATTACGTCTATGGGTATCTTTGGATATCTTTCCAAAGCACATATAGAACAAACAGTATTAACAGGAGGTGGCAATGCACTACAAATCACCAATTTGGAAAGAAAGATCACGGTTGAAGAGAATAAGATCACTACTGCACAACGACAGACCGATCAACTCAACACAACCGTTGAAACTCTCATTGAGTATGACAGGATACGGGGTAGGTCGGGCGCGACCGCTGTACGTAAGTCTCAGGAAGAGGAAAGAAAGGCTCTCAGCTTGGCAATCGACACCGCGGTGTCTAAAATTGAATCGTTTCAAGAAACGTTACTTCCGCTCAAGGCAGATAGGATTGGACTAGAAGCAGAAGTTGGTCCATTAAAATATATTGCAGAGTTGATATATGGTGAGTCCAGTACAGAGGTACTTGACAAAGCGGTACGATTTGTTATCATTATGCTTGTATTTGTATTTGACCCTCTTGCTATACTGCTGGTCATAGCCGCCAACATGAACTTTATGGAACGTAGAGGCGAAAGTATCACGTTTATAGGCGAGGAAGACTTAGAGAAGCCACAAGTAGATTTTGGTATAGCACCAGAACCAGAACCACAGCCAGTCAAAGATTCACCAAACGTTACAGAAGATGAAGTTGAACAGTTTAAAAGACTTGATCGCGGACTACGTAAGAAAATGGAATGGATAATTGATAGCAAAGATGAGCAATAAGTACTGTTACGGTGCCAATACACAACACCTGTGTAATTTAAATCAACCCTTTTATATACCAGACGGCTCTAATAGTAACTGGACTGGTGACCCCATAAACTATACCACAAACTCATGGGGTTTCAGATCAGAAGAGTTTTATGGCGAAGACAGAAATTCTATAATATTTTTAGGGTGTAGCCATACATTCGGAATAGGATTACCAGTACATAATATTTGGTGTCATCTAGTAGCAGAAGAGATGGGTTTACCATACTACAATTTAGCAGTTGGTGCAGGTAGTCTAGATTCTGCATTCAGAGTATTAGATGAGTGGCTGCCAGTTATGAAGTCTAAGCACGTTTTCTTACAGATTCCAAATAACAGAAGAGAGATCATTGATCCTAATGGAAATAGCATCAATGTATTGCCAACTAAATCTAGCAAATGGGACATATTGTTACTCAATGATTATGAGATAAACAGAACTAAAAATTTACTGGCAATGAGACAAATTTGCAGTACTTATGGTAGTAAGTTTACTTGTTTAGATTCTGAAAATTTCTTTGATGGAGGTCCTATACCACACGAAAAAGCAAGAGATGGTTTACACTATGGTCCTTCACAGCACCGACATTTTGCAAAAATAATACTTGACATTTGATTTTAAACCATATATAATAAGGATTATGAATATGAAAGTTGGCTTTACTTGCTCGGCGTTTGACCTGCTTCATGCAGGGCACGTACAAATGTTGCGAGATGCAAAAGAACAATGTGATTTTCTGATCTGTGGATTACAGGTAAATCCTACCTACGACAGACCAGAGAAGAATAGCCCAATCCAATCCATAGTGGAGAGGTATACTCAATTGAAGGCTATTCGCTATGTGGATGAAATAATTCCGTATAGTAGTGAAAAAGACCTAGAAGACATATTATCCATGTACTCATTGGATGTGCGAATTCTAGGGGAAGAGTATAAAGAGAAGGACTTTACAGGGAAAGATATTTGCAAAGCGCGAGACATCGCCCTGTATTTTAATAAGCGGGATCACCGCTTTTCAACCAGCGACTTACGTAGTCGCGTATGTATCGGATAGGAGATATTATGACAAAAGAAACTTATATTAGCCAGTTGCAATCTGGCACCAAAAAGATCACATTCACGAAAGTGGATGGAAGTGAGCGAGTGATGAATGCGACACTTGACCCTGCCGTGCTTAACAAAGTATACGGAGAGCAAGTATCTGCCACGCAGAGAAACGCATCAACTTTGACCGTTTTCGATACGGACAAGAAAGACTGGAGAGCCATGAGGCTTGACAGCATCAAATCTTTTGAATAAAAGAGGTTGACATTTGGTAGGATTCCTGTTAATATATAATATTACAATATACAAACAGGAGTCCTATCATGGCAAAAGCAAAACCAAAGATCAAATACGAAGAGTTTCGTAAAGAACCAAAAAAAATACGTAAGAAACGTAAGCCGATGACCGAAGAGCAGAAAGCCGCGGCATCTGCTAGACTTGCTAAAGCTAGAGAAGCAAGAGCAAAGAAAAACCCTCCAAAGAATACTGGTATTCACCCAGATGTATTAGCAAAGCCCGATGATGATCCGTTGTCACTTGTAAAAGTGCGAGAGTGGATTAAGTCCAACAAAGAAAAGTTGCAGGGTGCCAAACAAGAAGAGCGAAGTGGTGCCAAAGGTGGCATTGCAAAAGTTGCATCTCTTGAAGGGTACATCCGGTCTATGGAACAATATATTCGTAGTAGTGTATGGAACGATATGTTCTACGGTGAACACCGTTCGATGAGGATTAAACAATCATGTCTCGCAATGGCATACAACCCAGATGGTACACCAAAAAGAACTAAGGGTATATTCTATCCAGATATTGGTGTGACATGGCAGGGTGAAGATGCTTATGCTGAACACATGGCAAGACTCGAGGAGGAATTAGTATGATTGTTGTAGACTATTCCCAAACTGCAATCAGTAACTTTATGGCTGAGATCAATCACCGTAAAGACTCATCCATTGAGGTAAATGTACCTCTCATTCGACATATGATTCTCAATACCCTACGCTCTTATAGAGCCAAGTTTGGTGAAGAGTATGGTGAACTTGTAATTGCCTGTGACAATAGGCACTACTGGCGCAGAGAAATCTTTCCGCAGTACAAAGCTGGTCGTAAGAAAGGTAGAGATGCAAGTGGACTAGATTGGAACTCTATCTTTGAAGCACTCAATGCAGTGCGAGATGAGATTGATGAATTCATGCCTTACCCTGTAATCAATGTACATGGTGCAGAGGCAGATGATGTGATTGGTGCTCTGGCTACTTATAGTCAGACTAATGACCTAACTGAACATCCTCTGTTTCAAGAACCACAGCCATTTATGATTATATCTGGTGACCATGACTTCAACCAATTACAAAAGTATAGCAATGTATCACAATACTCACCTGGTAAGAAGCGACTGATCAAAATTACTGAACCCGCTGACCATGTTATAATGGAACACATCATTACAGGTGACAAGGGTGATGGTGTGCCTAACATACTGAGCGATGATGACTGTTTTGTAGAAGGCAAGCGACAGCGACCTATTCGTAAAACTCTATTAGCAGAGTGGAAAGCAAAACCACCTGAAGAGTGGATTACGGGTGATATGGCACATGGGTATACCAGAAACAAAGCACTGGTCGATCTCTCCATGACTCCTACAGCTATCTGTGAAGAGATAGTTGACAGTTACGAGTCACAACTTGGACAGGGTCGTGGTGATATGTTTAACTATTTTGTCAAATACCAATTAACCGGCATGATGAATGTCATACAGGACTTTTAGTATGGATCTTTTTCAGTTTGCTATGTACATTATATTTGGTACACTATTCGTAGTCTGGTGGATAATTGGCTATGAGGATGACTAAATAGTATTGTTAATATAAAATAGTGGAGTTGATATGAAGAAGTTTAGACAAGTTGACGAAGGTTTGACATGGGTACTTGAAGCAAAGTCCGTTGATGATCAAGTCGGTAGATTAAAAGATTGGGCTAGCACAACACAGTGCCTTGTACCAGTTGTTAGAATTGGTGTAGGAGCAGAAAAACCAGATTTCGGTATACCAGAAGGTATGCCAGACACCGTAAAAATCAAAGACGATATTCCAGAAGGTATGGGTAATACTACCATTAATCTTGAGTGGCGTAGAATTTCTGGTTTCATAAACCCAGACGCACCAATTCACAACATTAGCCAAGCAAGGCGTGAAAGCGTATGGGTACAGATACTAGAAGGATTACATCATGCAGAAGCTAAGGTGCTTACTGCGGTAAAAGATGGTAAACTTCTAGACATCTATCCAAAACTGGAAAAGATGTTACCTACATTGGGTATTACGGAATACAATAAACCCAAAGCAAAACGCAAACCTAAAGCAAAAAAGGAGAAGTAATGAAGACTGAGATGGTTAAAGCCGCACAGGCTTATTTTGAAGGAGCAAAACAAAAGCACGTTTTAAATGCGCTTTTAATTTTAGAAAAACCAGCCGCGGTTGCAGAACATCCAGACATTATGGCTACACTTGAAACGGAATTAGGTCAAGTAGCACATTATAGTGATCTTCTCAGTGCGTTACAGGAAGTTGGTCCAAGGAATGTACAGATGACTTTACAGGAACAAAATATGGATGGTGTATCTGGTGGGTTAGGTACGGATAGGGTAACATTTACACCTCTTGAACCATAGGTTTGTACGGATCATAAAATCTACCCCATTGCCAACCATCTGGCAATTCAAATTCTAACAATACAAGGTGCCTCTTGCCATTCGGTTCAACGCACCATTTTCTTTTGGGTCTCTGAAAAGCCTTCATTCTAATTTTGTTGATGGTATCTTTTGTATGCTTACGACCGTACATAGGGTTAAATTCACCACCTCTGGTGCCAGTCATAGTCGCAGATATTTTCTTTTTATGATCCTCTTTCAACCCACTTGTGGCTGGGTGATTATCTCCCAACTTGGCTTGCCTAATTCTCTCTCTACCTTCTGGTGTGTGCCAAGCGGTGCGGTCACGACACTTATCTACTATTGGCAAGTTGGCAGTATTCAGTGTGATTACATAATCACGTATATCCTCAACAGATGATTTCTTAATGATCATCTCTCTTGGTTTAGGTACTTGCTGGAGTGAGTCTTCATCAACTATCCAGAACTCTTTTCGGTGCTGGAAGAGAAAGAAGCGAGTGGAACGGGGCATAATGTAGCTATCCTGTAAAATATTATCAATTTTCTTCTATTTATATGCAAAAAAGGGTTGACTTTTACCCAGGAATGGTGCATAATATACTTGTAAATGAGAGAGGATATCAAATGTTAATAGATTATGTAAGTGCGAATAACGGTGGACTTCAGTTCTTTGGTGCCGCCGGTGATGCAATCTGGTGTGAAGTTGGTTACGGTAAGACTGCCGCTGAATGTCAAGAAATCATTTCTGAGAATGGACTTTCTGACCAAGTAATGGCTTCTTCATCAATGGACTTTGCTAGTGAGTATGGTTTCGCTAGTAACGATGATGCCAATGCTATGTACTATGAAGCAATCAAGAATTGTTCATCCGACAACTGGAAAGGTCTTTCTGCGGAGTAATCTATGAAAATCGCTATCTATACCCAAATCGAAGAAAACTACGGTGCCCATGACTGGGATGGCAAGGGTTCTTGTCCTCAGTATTGGAAGATGAAAGGTGGTAATACCTATATCATCGATATGGTGTCCGTTGAACAAGCAACAGACTCAGAATTCTGGGATGCCGCCACTCAAGCGATTACCCAATCCAACGAGTCTTGGCAAGAGTATGTAATTGGTTCTGACCTGCTGGACGATTGTGAAGCGGTCACTATGGATCCATGGGAGTCTGCAATTCATATTGGACCAGATGTTGGGTCCGATGCGTGGTTAGCACTTCAGACCGAAGTGAATGGTGAGTACAATCACCTGGCACCAGAAGTTGCTAAAAAGTATTCCGCATGGAAACTAATCAATGGTGAGCAGGAAGATTTTAAATGTTCACTAGAATTTACCAACGGCAAGATACTGCCATGGGCAGAGGCTTGTGAGTATCTTAGCGAACTGAGGGCAGCCGCATGATGGAAATATACAATAAGTATGGGTGGAACTTGCAGGGTATGCAAGTCACCGCAGGGTACCTGGATGGTGATCAACCAGTTTCAGGTGTTGTGGTAAATAGCCGCGTACAATATGGCGGTAAGGTGTCCCATACAATTCTTTTAGATGATGGTTTTAATTACCAAGGTATCATTTTCCGTGATGCTGGTGAGACCGTCAATGTGGATCAGGAATTTATAAATTCTGTGTCCGAATGTTCTGGTTCTGTAGTCAGTAACTCCTATGGTAGGTCAATTTCATTTCAAGATGGTAAATCAGCACTTGACTTTTTTGGCGAAGAAGAGTATACTGCTATTAAGAATGGCACTCATTCAGAGTATAGCTATATGGAGGTATAATTGAACGTATTTTATTTACACGAAAACCCAACACTCGCCGCAGAGTACCACGTAGACAAGCACGTGGTCAAGATGGCTGTCGAGTATTCACAACTACTATCTACCGCACACCGAGTACTTGACGGTGTTGAGTGGTATGACAAGACCGCAAATGGTCGCAAGATCAAGCGATGGCGCCACCCGGATGCCAGTCGAGATGACATCCTATACAAAGCATCCCACGTGAACCATCCATCCAATATCTGGTGTCGAGCATCAAAGCAGAACTATGACTGGCTGTACCAGTTGTTCCTCGCTACCCTTGACGAGTACACCTACCGCTATGGCAAGATTCATGGTTGTGCTAAAATGGTACACGTCCTACGAGACTCGCCTACCAACATACCAGACATAGGGTTTACTCAACCCACACCAGCAATGCCAGATCAGTACAAATCAGATGATTCCATTGAGGCATATCGCAACTACTACATTGGTGAGAAGTCTGGGTTTGCATTGTGGAAAAAGCGTGATGTACCTACTTGGTATCAGCAAGAAAGTGCTTGACAAAAGCCTAAATCCTGCTATAATATGTTATTAAATTGGAGTTTGTAATGAGAAACAGAGAAACACTTGAGGTAATTATTACCAAATTGAACAAAGCAATGAAAAGTCCAGATATTTCTATCCAAGAATATGTGTCGCTCAAGCGAGAATGCGACAAGTATTGCCTTGAATTGGCTGAAGTAAAACTTGGAGGAACGGGATATGCAAAGTACGCCTAATAGGGAGAAGTACATACTGTCTCCTTTCC